GGAAAATATATAAGAGATTATCATGATCTCACACTAGACTGTTTGCCAATAGTTATAGAAGCATTTAAGAATGGTACAAGATTCTCTATAAGTGAAGACATATGGGAAAGAGGTGAAACATTGTGTGAAATGGAAGTATATTCATTTTATGATACAGGTGACGAGATTTATCATATACGTGTAAGTAATGACGAAAGAAGAAGAATATTAGCCTTTATTAAAGCAAACTATAAAATAAAGCTAAAATAAAGCTAAAATAATCAAATACCTTTATTTAAAAAGATAAATTTTACAGGAAACATTGTTTGCGGTGTAACATCGTTTATACCTTTTGAATCCCAATATTCCTGCAATTCTTCATTATCTAACACATTTGGAAGATATTTACTTAGACCAGAATCACCTAGTTGTGCATGATTGCCGTAGATTGCCATTGCAAGACCAACAGGAATTTCTGAATCTGGTTCTATCTTTGATACATTATGTCTTTTAAAATAAGCTTGTATTAATGGATCTTCTAATATTGCTTGACCACCTCTTCCTTGTTTATAATCGATATGAAAGTCTAATTTTGGACCTAAAGGATTATTTAATAGCTCTGAATCTTTAACATCATTATCATCAAGGCTAGCCAGATTATCATTAGCTTTTTCTTTTAAAGGCTTCTTCCTTTTCTTCTTATTTTTAATTGGATCAACATCAACATTATTATTCACAGAAATAGCTGCGCCACCTACCTGTCTTAGCTTTTTAATTAAAGTACTCTCCGAATATATTTCATTATTCTTCTTTATTATAGGTATGCCATGCTTTAAACATTGTTCAATTACATTCGGATCATATTGATCTAATGTATGCTGTATATTAAATTTATCCATCTATAGATATATAATAGAATATTTCCCACAAAATTCCGAAGTATTTTAAGATATTTAATATCTTAAAAAATATTTACACAATTCTAGCTTTATTGAAGCAAAGTTATTCAATCACAGGCGCCGCTCAAATAAAGCCTTAGGGCGTCTCGCCCTAAAGAGTAGGGTCTCTTTAGTTTCGTAAGGGCGAGCGAAGCTGAAGCTGTAAGCCCTACTTAACATTGACCAATTTCGAAGAATCTACGGTTAGTGTCGGGCTCGAATGTAGATTGTAAGAATGGACCAATATCACGTTTTGGTATGATTGGATCAGAACGAAGTTGTAAGTTAGGGTTCTTTAAACTCTGTCCAACGGTGTTAATACCAAAATGGTGCCCAGCTTCTAAAAAGTTCTGATCGGTTAATGCACCTTGTGATTGTGGGTTTGTTGCCTGCCAGACATTAAAGCCATCTTCACGAGGAAGCAGATCTGTCGAATTTAAAACATCACGTCCACCAACACATCCAGCAACCGAATTTATAGTGTTGCTAAATTGCTGATTAACTGCTACTTGTGGTGCATAATTGCTTGAAACCTGTGGATAGGGAAGAACATTATTATTTATCTTCATCGTGCGATAGTCACAATCGGCTCCACAACTAGGCATGGTCTGGCAATTAGGACCAACGATATTTTCTACCTGTTCTTGACACATCTGTTTTCCCATTGGTAATGTTGCCATGTTGCGGCATGCATTCTGTCCGACTGCAATTGCAGGAACTGAATTGTTTAAGGCATCAACAACCTCGATATTATTACCAAGATCTAATTCTTCACTCATAACCTCACCAATATTCGATGATTTAACTGACATAACACCATCATTGTTTGCAGCACCCGAATTACCGCGTCGAATTAAATATATTAAACTTAATCCAACAGCAGCGAGTACTAGGAAACTTAAAATATTATTTGGGAGCATTTATACTAGTATATCTATATCTTATATTATCTTTCTTTTTTCAGACCGAAAAAAGAATCATCTATCAAAAATTCTATAAATATTTATTTATTTTTTATGTATATAGCCTTTTTCCTAAAGGCTTAGAATAAATCTATACTAATTAATTTTATATTCTATAACTAAATTAATAAGACAAACATATAGTGCGGTAAGATTATTACAATAAAATGGAACAATGGTAATTTAAGGGCGTATCGCTAAAGCAAAGCTGAAGCTGTAAGATTTAGCCCTTATGAAACTAAAGAGTTATACTAAAGCTTTAGCGAAGCTTAAGTTGTAAAAGACATGCTCTAAAGACATGTGCTAAAGACATGTGCTAGCAATAAGCCGAGCGTGAATCCAGTTTAAATGCAAATAATTTAAAAACTATAATTTGTTAAATTTACGATTAATTTACGATTATTTTTACGATTAATTAATCGTAAAGTTAAAAATCCTGATACAGTGTCCAGGATTTTAAAATATCTTTGTGATTCTTATTAGAATCCAACATCAACAAAGTAATGTTGTGTGTGTTCCACATCATTATAAATCTTTATTTTCAAAAGGCTAGTCTTACACTTTAACGAAGACATTATTATTAATTTTGCTCATGCAGATACGGAGTGCATGACAACTCCATCCTGGCAATGTCGATCTTTTCGAAAGCCTTTTCGTTCGTGCACAAATACTTCTTCACCTCGATGGGAGGAATACTGGAATTGTTAAAGATGTTGACATAGTATGGCTTTCCATCAATCATTACCTTGGCAACAATGATGATATCAAACTTGGTGTTCTTAGGAGGGTTGCGTGACTTTGACTTACAATAGAGCATGGTAAGATAGGCGGTTCCGCTCTTCGCCTTTTCAAACCATTGCTTCATTTCTGAAGCAGTTGCGTTAGTGTCGTTACGCCAATTGCGCCAATGTTCACTCTGCTTGTGCAGAGTGGCAAGTGGCACTTGGCTAGGGAATTCATGATCCTTAAACTTAGAGTTGAGAAGTTCCAACAACTCCTCACTAAGACTGATGTTGTATCCAACGTGTACGATGTTCATATAGCCTTTTTTAAAAAAGCCTAGGGAAAAATTATGTGGTTGTTTTTGTTTTGTTAGTGCCAGATCAAACAAACATAAATTTATCAATTTTTATATATAATATAAGGGCGACACATGAAAGCAAGAAAAATTGAATATATCACTGAGATTCTTAAATTAAAAACCTTATTTATACACAGGTAAAATGAATCTTAGTGAGGATGAAAGTTATGATTTGAGTCCAAACCTTGACAATGATGATGAGGAAGAATCATGCTGTAATGAGAATTGTAGTGAAAATTGTGGTCCTGATGAATGCAAGATACAAGACCGTGGAGATACAATTGTAAAATTAGCTGTTAAAAATCGTTGGCTGAAATACTATCCAGAAGAAAAGACAAGCTTAATTATCGCACTACAGTCTATCGTAGCAGCACTTAATTCATCGGATGTTGAAAAGAAATATGTCTTAATAAATGCTTTAAAAGATATATTAGATGAAAACACATATAGTAATTTAGTTAAGAATCAATCTATTATGTATGGTGAAGCTTGGATAAATCTTTAAGTAAATCTTTAGATAAGTAAATCTTAGACGACCTTTAGATAAAGCCTTATAAATCCATTTCTTTATTAATTTCATTGCACCGCTTTGAAACCATATGTCTTTCTCTAACTAATTCCATTCCATTCTTTCTAATTGTGTCAACCATCTTTCTATTAGCTGGGTTTAAGATCCACAGAACTTTCTCTTTAATCTCTGACTGATCTTTATATATAATACAAGTATGCATATCAATAAAGCCGAGAGTAGACAAATCATCATGTGTAGCATCACATAACAATAGACTACCTGTATATGCAATTTCAAAATATTTACACACGGCGTAGCCAAGTGTCAGAGAGCAAGTAAAATTGCATAAGAATCTATTTAAAGTGCTAAAATAGGTCTGTCCAACTAATAAAGTTGGTTTTCCATAGTCAACTGGTTTATATTTCTTTGCAGGATGACTCTTTTCAGCTATTTTATCCTTTAAATCAATATCATTTGCCGCCAAATTCTTTAAAAACTGCCTATTTGGATAAACCTTTCCTGCCGTATTACCTAATAATCCTATTTTAATTAAGGGTTTTTCATTATAACGAACAATCATTTGCTCTGGTACACAATGAGGAGTCCAGATTACCTTCTCATTTGCAAATTCGGGATATTGCTCGAAAAAAGGTTTATAATAATTAACGAAGATTTTCTTAAATATATTGTAATATTGTAACTCATATTTCTTGGCCTTATCTTTATGTATATCATCAGAAAGCAGATACAGATTAACATTACAACTATTGTAATCAGTTAAGAAATCTGGCAGTAATTTACCATCATGATTTTCAACAACTAATACTGAAAAAGTATCATTATCACTGCTATCACCAACATTATTTAATAAAGATTTTAATGAAACTTTATTTTCACTATTATATAATGATGTATCTACTAAGATATAATTTAATTCAGTCACAAAATAATTTGCCATATAATAGAACATCCTAAACACATCATTCTTCCATTTATTCTCATAATCCAAAAAAATATATTTTTTTAACATCTCTATAATCACCAATTAAATCTTATATTACTTTTTATCGCAACAAAATTAACCCAACTAAAGAAACAAAAAAGCTAGAATAATAGATTAGTGATAATTATTGCTAAGTAATTTGATAATAAAAAAGATTAATTTAGTAATAAAAAGATTAATTTAGTAATAAAAAGATTAATTTAAGATAAAATTAATAAATAGGGTAATTAGTAATAAAGTAATAAAGTATTAAAGTAATAAAGTAATAAAGTAATAAAGTAATTAAAGTAATAAAGTAACAAAGTATTTTAAACTAATAGAGCTTGGTTACGATGCACCTTATAAAATTAGCCGGACTCGCTCTTGGCTTCAGCTTCGCTAAGTCGTAGCGACGGTCCGCTACGACTTAGCGGAGCTGAAGCTGCAAGCCCTTATTAGCTATACATTTCTAACTCATCATCGTTGGTATTTAGTAATGGTGCGATTAAAACTTCTGGATCGATATTTGAATCGAAACTGTTATGGAATAGATGTAGAATAACGCGAGCGGTAATCCAGTGCTTTTCAGGAAAGCGATCTACGAGATCTTTTGGTAAGTCCTTACCATAAAGATCTAAATAGATCTTCTGTAATTGGACTCTAGTACATTTAGTCAGCTCGATATCAAGATCGATACGACCAGGTCGTATTAACGCCTTGTCAAGCTTTTCAATATGGTTAGTCGTCATGATAAAGATTACATCTTCGGGAGCCATCGTACCATCGAGTACATTTAGTAAATATGCTAGACTTAACGGACCATTAACTTCTTCTGTAAGTTTTGTAAGGTTAGTTTCAGTAGTCATCTCTGTAACATGTTCTGGTCTGCGGTGAACAATCTCACTCATACAATCAATATCCTCGAAGATAATCACACCACCATTCGATGAGTTCGTTCTAATAAAATCAACACATAATTTAAGTTCCTGATTCGTCTTTATCTGACCAAGATCGAGATAGTAGATATCCTTCTGTAAATATGTTGCAGTGGCCAGGATCGTAGAACTCTTACCACAACCAGGTGCACCACTTAAGATAATGCCACCACGATATGGGAATCCGAATGTTTGGAATCTATCGCGATGATCCTTGAAGTTGCGTAAATATTCAACTAATGCTTCCATGCTCTGTTCAGGAAGATAGAGATATTCGAGTGGTTTGCGATCGGTCTTAATAGGTTTAGCGTAGGCACTTGGAATCTTGTGTTCAACTTTAATAGTCTTAGTTGGTGGTTGTTTATAACTTAAGTCAGACCATTGATTATTCAACCAGTTGTTTTTACTTTTATTCTTCTTACCTTTCTTACCTCCGAATCCTTTACCCATAAAGTCATAATTAACATTACTATCATAATGATTAATGACTGTGTTATCGAATAGATCGAAAGATGACATATCGTTATCACTATCACTGTCGCTATCACTATCAGAACTTGAATAATATTTAGTTTTACGGCTATTCTTACGATTCTTGCGGCTCTTTTTCTCTCTTTCTCTATCTCTCTCTCTTTCTCTCTCTCTTTCACCAGCTTTAGATTCATCACTCGTGCCTGATAATAATGTCTCTGCTGTAACAACAGTAGCGGTCGCGGTAGCGGTAGCAGGAACAGCAACAGGAGCAGATGCTGCTAACGCAGATACAGGAGTAGACGCAGGCGTAGACGCAGACGCAGATGCAATGATAGTCTCAGTCAGTGTTGAAGGAATAACACCTTGTTGTAACTGTTGCATTTGTTGCTGGATTAATTGTTGCTGTTGCTGTATTTGTTGCTGCTGTTGTAGTTGTAATGCTTGTGCAGCTAATTGTTGTTTATCTTTTTCTAGTTGTGCTTGAATCTGTATGGCTTGAATTTGCTGTGCTTGTTCTTCTTGTTTTCTGCGAAGTTCATCAGCTTGTTCTTTTTCCCATTGAATAAATTTGGGGTTAGGCTGTTCTTCGATCTTTGTATCATAACTAATACCGAGTTTATAGATGGTAACCTTCTCGCCACTCTTCTTAGTGGTTTGATCATAGAACTGATTAATTAATTTTGCATACCACATACGACCATATTTAGCTAGCTGATAATGAGGTATCGTAGGACTAGTAAATGTGATTGAAATGCGTGAACTCTGTTCGGTCTTGCCACCTTGATAGCGTGAGAAGAATTTCTTTGAGAGTTCGTCGATTGTTGCTTTAACACCTTGTTCTTCAAGGTTGGATACAAATAGCAGATGATAATCTGGAACTTCGGCTAAGAATCCTTCTAAGTTGGATTTATCTTTAAAAACATCTTTGAATTCGCCTTCGATTGCTTCATCTGTCTTATCATATACTTTGTCATCGAATTTAAAGGATTCTTCACCTAATAGATACTGAATAAACTTGCGGATTACATTAACATCACCGTTATAATATAATACTCTCCATAATACCGTATATTGAGTATTAGTCATAGACTCTGGATCACATGACCATTCACATTTCTTATACCAGAATAAAGGATCATCACTGTAAACACTCTTATCACCCCACAATTTCTTTAGTGCTTCCTTAAGATCGGCTGGTTTATTAGCCGTCTTCTTAGCAGTCTTATCATTCGCAGGTACTACTTTATCACATAAGTATCTCTTGACTTTTTCATTAACATGATCAGTTTCAAATTCATATTTTAATGAGATACGCTGCGATAACTGAATTGAAATATCTCCATGAAGTGCTAATACCATTTCATCAGGAATGCTAATTAATTCAACCGTCGTCTTCTTAGCACTGAAGGTACGATCAACAACTGGATCTAATGCTAATGTTCTTTTATTCGTAATAATATAATGTCCTAATGAATTCATATCAACGGCGTTTGTGGGATCAAGTTTAATGACATGTTTATTTTTAGGCGGTTTATGATTAATAGGAACATTGTTATTAACGGTTTGAATAACGACAGATTTTTTAAAGATTGAATTATATACTTTAGTAAGAAGGTTTGAGAGCTTTATTACTTGAAAGAATTTAATGGGTACTTTAAATATATAGCAGATTACAGTTACAATAATATCATAGAAGAAATTCCATATATTGCTGTTGACTTTCAATATGGCTATAAAATATTGTTCAAGTTTAGTTCTTCCATATAGTGCAATTTTATCGTTTAAGTACTTAAAACCATTCTGTATATGTGATAATGACATATACAGATATAATTGTATGAATAAAACTGCAAATCCGATATAAGAGCCTGTTCCATTCTCCATTACGAATCGAAAAAATGTTTCTAGAAAACTAGGTGGTGGTGCTTGATATGCATTAGGTAAACCTAACATACTCATATTAAAAAAGGTAGGAGTAGCCATTTTGATAGCTCGATAACTCTGTTATAAAAATCTTAGTGTTAAGAAAGAACCACATGACATAAATAATTTTTCAATTTTTTTTTCGATAACTATAAATAAACTTTAACTTCCCTAAAAAAGCTATCAAAGTATTAAATTATACAAAAGTTAATAATTCCTTCGTAAATTATTTTATAAAATATTTACTATAATTCAAGTATAAAAAAAGATAAATAAAAAAATAAGTAATAATATAAATAATAGTGCTAGAATAAACCATGTTATGCAACATGATTTATTATTTTTTAGCAAATCTGTAATTTTATTTGATGTTTTATCCAGCTTTATTGTAGTTTTGTCAACATCTTTTTCAAGGCTGATAAGCTCATATTCCTGATTATCAAGTTCAGTATTAATTGTGATAGAGATCTGCTTTAATTGTGATATCGTCTTACCAAGTTTTTCTAAGCTATTATCTTGTTCATTAATAATACTTTCTTGTAATTCTAATTCTTTATCAATATCGCTCATTATCTTATCTTTTTATGAATAAATAAATAAATAATAATCAAATTTTTAATCATTAGATAAAATAGCTTTAGCAAATTTTTAATCATTAGATAAAATAGCTTTAGCAAATTTTTAATCATTAGATAAAATAGCTTTAGCAAA